CAGTAGGTCATATTTGTTCTTTAAGCGTGGATAACCTGGAACTACTTGTTTGAGTACTCCGTGTTTACTTTGCTTTACACTAACGAATGCACGTGGTGGCTCTATTCCGTTTGTGCTGTTACTAATTTGTGCTGAAGTTTCAGCTGGCATAAGCGCCATTAAAGTAGAATTACGTATACCTGTTTCTTTTAGTTGCTTGCGTAGTCCTTTCCAATCTTGACGTTCTTTATGAGGCACTAATTCATCTACCTCTTTTTTGTATGTCATGTTAGGTGTAATACCTAGTCCATACTTAGTTTCCATAACGCCGGTAATATTACCTTTTTCAATAGCTAAGTCTGCACTTGCTTTAATTAAGTAATAACTCCATGCTTCTGTCCATTCATCTATCTTTGCTAATCCTGCTGAGTCAATGTCTTGATAGTTTAAGTCATTCTTAGCTAACCAGAACGCAAAGTTAATAATACCAACACCAAGTGGTCTACGTTTCATAGTACTTAGTTCGGCGGCAATAACGGGATAGTTCTGATAATCTAATAACTCATCTAATGCTCTAACTGCTAAGTTACATACACGTTCAAAGTCTTTAGGTGACTTAATGTTACCCCAATTAATAGCACTTAATGTACAAAGGCTAATTTCGCCTTCTTCGTCATGGAAATGCTTTAAAGGCTTAGTTGGTAAGTTAATTTCACAACATAAGTTACTTTGTTTAATAGGTGCAACCTGCTCATCAAATGCTCCATGTGTATTTGCATGATCAACATTTTGTAAGTAAATGCGTCCTGTGTTTTTACGTTCTTCCATAAACGTACCAAAAACGTCCGAAGCTCTTAGAGTCTTCTTCCTAGTAACTGTACGCTCTGCTTCTTCGTATAATTCTTTAAATTTTTCTTGATCGTTAAAAAAGGCTTCGTATAGGCCAGGAACGTCACTAGGTGAGAATAAAGTAATATCTCCGCCAGTCATTAAACGTTCGTACATTAACTTGTTAAACTGTACACCGTAATCCATATGACGAACACGATTGTCTTCTGTACCTTTATTGTTTTTTAACACAAGTAATTCTTCTGCTTCTAAGTGCCAAATTGGATAATACAATGTAGCCGCCCCACCACGTACACCACCTTGGCTACATGACTTTACTGCACTTTGAAATAATTTGTAGAACGGAATAACGCCTGTATGTGTAGCATCTCCACGTCTAATAGGTGAACCAATAGAACGAATACTTCCTGCGCCAATACCAATGCCTGCTTTTTGACTTACGTACTTGACAATGCTACTAACAGTAGAATTAATACTATCGAGGCTATCGTCAGTTTCGATAAGGACACAACTTGAAAACTGCCTTTGTGGAGTGCGTAACCCAGCCATGATAGGAGTAGGTAAACTGATATCAAAGTTGCTAATAGCATCATAAAAATCCTTTACATATTTCATACGTGTTTCTTTTGGATATGTACTAAACAACGTTGCTGATATCATCATATATGCAACTTGCGGTGTTTCGTAAATCATTCCAGTAGCACGATTTTGTGCTAGGTACTTTCCTCTAAACTGTTCCATTCCAACATAAGCAATATTTTCATCTCGATCATGTTTAATAAATGTGTTTAGTTGTTCAACTTCTTCGTCATTATAAAAAGTAAAAAATGCTTCGTCGTATATGCCTAGATCAACATTCTTACGAGCTATATCACGCAAGTGGTCTGGTTCAAATGAGTTGTATACTATTTTTCGCAAATGATAATTAATTAAACGTCCTGCTACCCATTGATAATTAGGTGTCTCTTCTGAGATAAGATCTGCAGCAGACTTAATTAATGTTTCTTGTACGTCTTTTGTTTCAATACCATTATAAAAAGATATGTGGCTCTTAATTTCGACTTCACTAGCACTAACTCCTGTAACACCTTCACATGCATAAAAAACTACTTTATGCATTTTTTCTAAATCTAATTCTTCCTTTGAACCGTCTCTTTTTGCTATAATAATATTTTTACTCATTTATCTCGTCCATATGTTGTTTTTGTTCTGTATCAAACAGTATTGTATTTAACTTGTGTTTATATCTAATAACTATTTGGTTAACTGTGTAACGTCAATATCTTCTAAAATATTTACATTGCCAATTGAATCTAACGTATCTATTGTGTTATAATTATAGTTGATTACATACTTATTGTCAACTAAAACTATTAACTTTATTTCACTATTATCCACATCTTGTACAAGCAACAATCTAGTAGGTGTGTTGCTGTACTGTAGAGTATATGCCATCATTAACGAAATACTATTGTCGTCATATACATTCTCTTCTAATAGTTCCCAAGGACTAAGCCATGTGCTATTATCGTATGGGTCCATTGCTCTTGCACTTACCGGTGTTGATTTCCAAAAATCTAAAACCTTTGTAACCTTCTCGCTAGTGCTTGGTAGTTCTTTAACTTCTGATCTCAAAAGACGCCATCGCTTGAGTCGTTCTTTCAAAGATAGTTGCCATGTGTCTTTCATTTGTTGTACTTTACTTGTATATATTTATGATACGTTGTAGAACTGAGCTACTCGTTTCGACCATTTAATTTCCCAATCTTTAAACTCTGCGGCGTCTGATTCAAACAGTTGAAACTCTAAATCTCCACTACACATAAAGATTGCAATGTTCTCAATCTTTGTTTCAAACATTTCGTTATGTGCTAATGCATATGCAGCTCCTTGCATGAAATAATCATCGATCCATTCACGTTTTTTAGGTTTATTAGTTTGTTTAAAGTCCATGATAGTTTGCTTACCTTTATACATACCAACTAAGTCAGTAGTACCAGCATATAGCTGTGGCAAACAAAGCATAACTTCAGTACCCCATATTTCTTGGATATCTGGTTCAATATTTTCAATAACAACATCTGCCATTTTCTTAGCTTGTCTATGAACAATGTTATTTCCTGGATTGTATGTGTCATACTGTCCAAGTGCCCAATGTTCTAGGATGTTGTGCATAACCGTTCCACGATTAGCGGCGGTTGTAGTTACACGTTGAGCTTCTTCTGTTCCTACACGTTTACGCCAGTTTGCAAGAGCTTTACGCTTCTCTGCTGGTTGTGTAGCACTAAGGATGGTAGTAACACTCGGAACTGGATCACCCCATGGGTTTTCATACAGTCTTTGGCCATCTACGCTCTTACGAGTTAATTCTTTATACGGATAGGGATTAGTTAATTTAAGCATGTATATATAATACTATACTTCTGAGAGGATGTCAATGGTTTCTTTAGTTAATATATAATTTTTTAATGCCCACATGTTACCTTGTCTACTCCAGTGATCATCTGTTGGAGATACTATTAATCCTGCTTTAAAACATTCTAGTTGTTCTTCTTTAAAAGGTTTTAAACCACCTTTGTTAATTCCATGTGCGGCATACATTGCTTTTGTCGCACTGGGCAAATTACCGGACATATGCAATAATTCAAGTTTTATTATATGCTTAAAGTTGTACAAATTATGCATATTATCGTACCATTGATCATTATAACTTTGCTTATGCTCTGAACTGCTCTCATCTTGCAATCCAAATAGAAACCCGGCTTCCATAGGATGTACTTTTTTAGGATTAGACATAATATTAACTCTTTCGTGTAATCCAGCACTATACCATATTTCTTTATTTGGGTTCCAACATGTGTAGTTATCAGATATTTCAAAACCTTCATATCTTCTATTGTTATATTCGGCTCCTGTATTAGCAAAGTACATATGTTTATCTTGACCAATTTTATCAATTTCAAACCTAAACGTTTGATTGCCCCATAGCTTACCTACTCTATGATTAAATGTTCTATTAGTAAAAATAAGGTCTACATCATGTTGTATTTTTGCATCAAGTAAACACCATTGATAATAGTCATATCCTCTGCCGCCGCAAGCATAATTATGATATTCGTGTTGTGGGAATTGTTGGGAAAGTTGATATGTCCAGCTATTTTTATACTGTCCATCTTGATGATAAGCTGAGAAGCTATCACCTATAAAGGCTATTTTCAATAGTAACTCCTTACCAGTAAATGTACCATTTCAATGTATTACTAGTAGTAGAATTAGTAAGTCTCTCTAACTTATAACCTAAGTTTTGAAAATGCTTAATTACTGATTCCATTTGGTTTTGCAATCCTCTGTCAATTGCAGTACCTTGCCATACATTAAAATAGCTAACACTAGTTGGATGTGTTATACTGTACGTGCCAGCAGTAATACCTAGTGAAGTATTTGCTGTGCCTGCACCAATTATATAATTCCATGCGTTTGCTGATGCTTCTATAGTTAATACCAAATATCCTGCATCTTTACTAGCTGTAATTCCAGCTACTCCTGCATCATTAATATCACTAACTACTGCATTAAGTGAGGTTCCTGTAGTACCTAGTGTGATTGTCTGTGCATTTATAATAACAGTGTCTCCATTAGAGACAGTTGGTGTGTTTATTGTTCCAATTTTATTTGCACTTGGAGTTGACAGTGTCATTGTTGTAGTATCATCTACATACGCTTCGAAATTGCCTGAAGAACTTTCAGTGATTACTTGCTTCATGATAGCCTGTGTTTCATTAAACACAATCATATCTTGTGATGCTTTTGCCCTTGCCTGTGCTGCGTTCAATCCTACACTCATTTGTTTAACTCTTTATCTACTTGCTTCTTAGCCATCGCCTTAACTTGTTTATTACCTTTTTCTGGATCCACCTTGTTAAGGTTAGACGCACCCATACTCGCTGTGTTAAAATAAACTACGCCATCTTTAATGTTGTTAACGATAGGCAAATTCTGTAATTCATCGAACAAACTCTGATCGTCTGCATCAATGCCCATAGATACAAGTTCTTTAACTAATGCATCTATAGGTATACTTTCAACACCTTCGCTGCTTAATATCGATAAGAGATCTATTACTTTAGAGTCTACCGAAGAGATTTCCATTAGGTCAGCGTATCTCATACTACTTCTTTAAAACCGCAAATGCTTGCTTTAAAATTTCTTTATTAACTTTGCCGTCTGCCTGTGCTTCTTTTACCATACGTAATGCAGTTAGATATGAATCTTCTTTCATTTCTCTTCCATCTACGTCTGATTCTGCACTTGCCGCGTCTGCGCCTTCAAAGTCATCCATTGGTGCTTCTGCGTCAACATCCATCGGTGCGTCTAGTCCCATTTCTGGTTCCATTGTAGCATCCATGTCTGCGTCCATTCCATCATCCATACCCATGTCTGTTTCTGGTGCTTGGCCTTGAGCTACTAATACAGCGTCTGCAACCTGTGCGTTTGCTGCCTTAACTGCTTCCAAAGCTGAACCAATTGCTGCTTCTGCTGATGCTGTAAATGCATCTGCTTCTGCTACGCCAACTTCTTCTTTCATTGCATTGGTAATGCTCATTAACTCTTCTACTTGCATACTAGCTAAATTTTCAGCCATTTTCTGTAGATCGTCTGCCATTTGTTTTGCGGCTAGTAGGACTTCAGCTGAAGCTAGTTCGTCTTCTTTTAAAATGTTTGTTTTCATAGCTGTGTTTATACCTTCTAGTACTAGCAATAACTTCTGATATCGCTTGTCACTTACTTCAATGCCACTTTCACGTAGCTTTGTAATTTTAGTTTCAGTTGCTACTTTAACCTTTGCTAATTTGGCATTTCCTGCCGCAAAGTCAAATTTCATACCGAATACTTCGTTTAGAACTTTATCTAACTTGGTTAGTCTAGTTCCTTCTAAATGTTTTAATTCCATATTTTTTACCCCACTAGGTTTTTGTTATATAATGTATTTATGCTCAAAGGGCCGATTTGATTTGTTTTTTCAAACTACTCATCTTCGACACCGCTGCCTGTTGTTTTGTAATTGCAATATCAAGTTTATAACCTTCTTTAAGAGTCTTGGTTTTAACCCTAAACATTGCCGCTTCCGCTAAGTTACTAGCATATCTATTATCTAAGTCTAATAACTTATCAATATTGATTGTATTACCAAATAGTAAACCTTTAACGATACCCATAGCAGTTTCAAACAATGCTACTTGACTATATAACGTTTCGTTACCTTCTTTGATATTATAAAATGTTTTCTTTATACCCGGCACTACTGTTGCCTTTTCAAGTACAACTTCATACCTGCCTACTGCTACAGTATCATTGACTTTTGAAGCACTTAGTAAAGATACGTCATGCTTTGATTCAGTAATAACTTGTTTAGTAGCTGATGTTGTAGCCTTCTCAAACTTTTCTAGAATTGATAGCATTCCTACTGCATCTTTACTAACGCTTGCTAGTATAGTTGGCTTAGGTGCATTCTTTAAGTTTTGTGCTTTTGTTGCAGGTGAAACTTCCATAGCTTCTACTTCGTTCAGCTTGGATAGTATTGACATCATGTCTTGTACTTCTGGTGTTGGCATTATAGACTCCCTTTCATTCGTTCATAATATACTTTATTATTCTCTACTATTTTTCTAACAATGTTCTTGTTAACTAAACTTTGAATTAAGTAATTATCACGTTCAGATAGGTCCGTTTTACATATACGTTCTAATAAGTTTTCGTACATTTCGTTTTCTCTTAGTGATAAGAATGTTGGGATTCCGCCTGGCGTTTCAATTGTTTTCATTTATCTGGCGCCTGCTAGTTGTTTTAATCGTTCAATTTCTTGTGCATTATATGCTGCCTGGTTGGCATTTTCTGCACCTTGTTGTGCATTTTGTCCACGTTGGACATCATCTGGATCATCATTTGGTGATGCTCTATTTGCACCTTGTCCAGTGGCAGTTTTACTTGCGCCTGCTACTGTACGGTTTGGGGTTCTTGAATCTCTGTTTTGATCTTGTGCTATGTTGTTAGCACGTCTATTTTCTACGTCTCCAGATCCAGCTCTAATAGTAGCTCTACTTGGATTCGCTGTGCCTGCTCCGCCATATCCGGCTTCGTTCATTGCACTTAAATCTATAATTTCTGAGAACTCTTCTGGTTCATCATTTTTCATTGAGCTCAATAGTTTTAAAGTTTGTGAAAATGATAACGCTTTTAATTGTTCAACAATATCTTCTGATGTTAGCTCCATTCCAAACTTTACGTTTGCAAAATCTATTACAGTATCAATTGTGCTGTTGTTTATTACATCCATGTTATTATCCTCTAGCCTTATTTAATCTTGCTACAATACGACTTGCAGGACTTAATCTTTTAGTCCTCTGTGCCTTCTTGTTCATTCTAGCACCTTTAGCGTTTTTTGTTCTTTTTAATATAAACCTTTTCTTAAGATTTATAGGAGCAGCACATTGACCTGGGTTTGCTACTACTCGTCCCTTACGTGGTCCTACTGTGCATCTAAATTTTCTAGCTACACTATTTCCTCGTTTAGCAAAAACTACTTTAGCTTCTGAAACGATTGTGTTGTATGACTCGTTAAGTAACATTTAACCACCTACTAACGGCGTGACCGTATTTAGATTTAACAATAGCAATACTACTGTTGAAAGCAAGCCGGCGATAACTGTTGCAGCTGCTCCAATTACTAGCTTGTTGCTACCAAGTGTTGCCGCTGTCTGTTTCTCTGCTACCTTATTCATAGCAGATGCCAAAGCGTCAACTTTGGACTCTAATCTGATTAATTTTTCTTCTAACACGCGATATCTCTCCGCACATAAGTCTACATGTGCCTCTAGATTTTCACGCTCAAGTCTTGACTGTTGCATTGCCATATTTTGCTCTCGCAATCTTTAGCAGCGTCTTTAAAAGAGCTGATTTAAAAAAGCAACAATCGTGTTACTTACATTACTATTTATACGTTTTCGCTGAACTTAAAGTACGTATTTTTATTATTTGTCTTTGTGTCTATTTGCTCTGGATTAATGTTCGCTGTTTCTTCTAATATTGTGTGTATTGGTGTTTTGTTAAAGTCTTCTGTTAGTTCGTATGTAGGGTTTGTATCTCTTCTCCATGCATCTGCTGTATCACTTGCAAACTTAAACACCCAAACATCATGGATTCCAGTAAAGTTTGATCCAAACTCGTAATCCGATAAGTCTACTGCGTCTAGCTTACTTACACTACTTAGTACAGGTTGCGAACGCAAACTTATGCATTGTATAAAAGTATTTAAGTTCTGTGCTTCAAAGTACCCATTAGCATCATCTTTAGGTGTGAGTACTCCAGTATCCGTAATATCAACTAACGTGCATATTGTATAAAAATCAGTGGATCCAGTTAAAACCTCGTTAGGTCTACTTGTGCCCATATCTTACATACCAGTCATTTTGCCAGCAGTGTAACCTGCCGCAAATGCTGCTGCACCACGTGCTACTCTAGCGCCTATTGACTTCTTATCGTCTCTGCCAATTAACAAGTTCTTGTCATTTGCATATTTTCCAAACATTGGAAACAAATCACTGCGTCTAGCATTAAGTCTAAAATGCTTGTTTAATTGTGTGGCTGCTAACTGTTGTTGATTTGTAGTTAAGTTGTCCCAACTACCTACTAAGCGTCTTGCCGCTTTTAATTTTGGATCTTGGATAGCTAAGTCTTTTTCTAGTTTATAGAAAAATGCTTGTACGGAACCTGGGTTTAACTTACCATATTCCATTTGCTTTAAAAAGGCTCTAATTCTACGATCATCAACTCTTACTTTGTTTAAAAGTAATTTGTCTTTAGGATCATCATTTAGTCCTTCTGGTTTTTTCAATGAGAAAATTGTTTGATACAAATCTGTTCCACTTGGACTAGCTCTATTAAATCCACCAAATGCAGTAGTACGCTTAACATACTTTGTTGCTTCTGGTGCAAACTTATAATCGTTTGACATAGCGTAAAGGCTTAACATACTAACAAATAAATGGTCAGTAATACTTCTAGCACCTTGGCGCTGAATTTGTGTTCTTGTTTTAAACATACGTGCTTCACCCAATGATTGAATAAACTTCAACTCTTTTAGTGGGTTTGTTTCTCCGTACTGTTCTTCTATTTCATTCATAATATTTTCCTTAATCGCTAAATGTGTCCATTAGCATGGGTCCAAACGTTCCGCCTGCCCAGGCTAGTGCTACGAGTGTAATAACTCCGTATACTAACCACTTAATCTTAAAATCGTCTACTGTCATTTTTAAACCTATTAGTTCATTACCAAGTACCCTTAATGATACTTCTAATTTCCCTACTTCATCTTTTGGTTTTAATGCCGACATTTTAATTATCTTTCCTGTGCCATATTTGCGGCTGTAAATCCTGCTCTGTTAACTAGTTTAACATCCTTGTCCACTACATACCCTTCACCGCCTCTTTGACCTGAAGTGCTAGCTTCAACATCTGCGTCTTGTGCATCTAGTGTTTTAATAACTATATTCTTTACTTTTTGAATGCCTTTAATAAAATTAAATGTTGCATTAAATCCGTCTATGTTACTATTTATGTAATCCATTAAACGTGCTTTCTTTGGTTCTGATAACTTACTACCATCAACAAACTTTTGGAAAGTACTTCCAAGATCATTTAGGTTGCCTGCTTTAACACTGTTGTTGATGTAAGCATAAAGTATCTTGCCAAAGTCTGCCATTTTTAATTCTGGTGGTACTGCAAACAATTTATCTATTGCTTGTGCATTTTTGTCTAAGTAATTTTCTAATTCGTCTATTGCTGGAATGTCCACACCTGGAGATTTTGTTACCATTACAGGTGGCATAATGTATGTTGCGCCTTGTTGAAATTGTGTCATATCAACATTGCTTTTTTCGCCATCTAAGCCAACTGCCATGTGTATTACTACACCAACTTCACTGTCAGTAATCTTCTTACCAACTTCACTGTCTGCTTTTACTGAATACGTTGTTGTGTTAGGTGTGAATACATATTTGTTGTCTGTTACTTGTGGCTTTGTTAACCAAAGTAAATCACCCATCACATATCCTCTAAAGTTATCTGGTACACAACTTTCTACTTTATCCCATATGTTAGTCATCGCTCCTATAAACTTTTTATAGTCATTTGCTTTTTTAGCATCTGGGTTTTTTGCACCTGGGCGGTTGCTTAACATTTGATTTAGACCTTTAGCACTAGTTGCTTTTCCGTCATAACCTTTTGCACTAAATCCACTTTTATCAGTAAGTACAAATTCACCTTTTTCATTTCTTCCAAACATAACAGCTGGTGAGCCGTCCCATTTAATAGTAACTGTATTTGGTTGTTGTTCTACTTGATGTAATGTTGCAATTGCTTTTTTAGCACCTTGACTACCGTCCCATAGAATAAGATCTTCTAAGTGCTGAATTCTAGCACCGCCGGCATCTTCTGCTAATTTAGTTAAATTTGGAGTATAAAGATCTTTCTGAACTAACCTGCGTTTGCGGCTGTCTCTGTTTAGGCGTTTCTTTGTTCCTACTATATGTTCAATATCACTTATTTTCATTTCGGTCCTCTAATTTTCCTAACCCCACGATTGAATCGTTCTGGGTCTCTATTCTTTATACTTAACATGATACGCTTTGTCAAGTCTTGTGCTACGTCTGCATCGTAATGATTCTCAATTAAATCTAATACATTTATAACACTACTTATGGCGTTGGAACCTCTACTTTCTAAGATTGCATCTTTAGACTTTTTTGGAGCTAAAAGATTTATTTCTTCTAATAAGCTACGAGTTCGTTTCTGTGTCATGTTTCTTCTCCAGTAATAATTTACTTCTTACTTTATTGTAGTATTTATCTAACTATTACTTCTTTTGAGCATAGAACGTAACTTGTCGTGGCCCTGTATTGTGTTCTCCACAACACTATTTTCAGCAATATTCTTTTCTTGATGTGATACTTTGTTTTGTGCTTTAATTTTCTCAAACATAGCACTAGGTTGATTCATTGTAGTTCCTTGATCATCTTCGTCTAGATCCTCAATACGCAATCCTGCAATATCAAATTTTAAGTCTACTTTTTGTCCAACACCACTACTACTACGTGTCTTCATAAACTGTACTTGGTAACGCCCACGTTCACGCATTGCTTGGCTTGTAAATATACCAATAACGTTGTCTGCTGTTTGAATCTTACTTATACCACCTGCAATGTGGGAGTGATCAAATTCTACTTCCTCTACTGCCGCTCTGTTTAACTGAGATGCTGTTGCAAACAAATAATCATATTCTACTGCAAAGTTACGTAATTCTTCTGATACAAATTTATCTTTAATAAACAAATCACTTGGATTTACTTTATTTTGTGCTGGCATCATTAGATCCAAGTAATCAATACATACTGCATCTATTTTGACATCACTTTTAATTTCAAATTCTCTAATATAACTTGTAATAGCATTAATTGTAATACCATTTGGCAATTGTACAATCTGTAGCTTACCTGCTTTCTTACCTTGCATACGTACTTTTAAATCTACGTCAGCGGCGTTCTTAAATACTGATCTTGTGTCCATGCCAGTAATCATACTGTCTAATCGCATACTAGATAATTCTTCACTAAGCTCTAGTGTAATATATACTACATTCAATCCTGCAATTGACCAATTCAGTGCTAAGTTCTGTAAGAACAAACTCTTACCACCACCCGATGG